GGGTTCTGGCGAGAAGATGCGTAAGCCGGGGTCTGAGGGTGCGCCAACCGCAAAAGCCTTCAAGGAGGCCGCTAAAACGGCCAAGATGGCCTCTGGAGGGCCGTCCCTGAGTATTGGCAGGGGCGAGAAGATGCCTGTAGAGCGCGGGGCTGGATTGACGGCTAAGGGCAGGGAAAAGTACAACCGCGAGACCGGATCAAATTTGAAAGCTCCGCAGCCTCAAGGAGGTCCCCGCAGAGACTCGTTTTGCGCGAGAATGGAGCCTGTAGCTCAAAAGAGCGAAAAGGGCAGTCGCGCACGAGCTTCAATGAAACGCTGGAATTGCCCCGGATGGTAAAGGAGCGTCATGGCTTATTCGGATACTTACGGACAGGTCTATAACGTACAGACGCTGATCGATCACGGTGCTCGTCGGTGCGGAAAGCTTGCCGAGGAGTTGACTTCTGAACAGATTCTGAGCGCAAGGGAGTCTCTTGGGTTCGTTCTGACCAATCTGATTAACATCGGCATCCAGTATTGGGCGATCAAAAAGGAAGTTGTTGGCCTGAATGCCAACAAGTACATCTATACGCTGCCAAATGGCGCGAATGATGTCCTGAATGCGTTGTATCGGACGATGACTCGCCCCACTGGAAGCTATACCACCAGTGCTGGTGGCACGGTTTCCAACGCTGCAGATAACGATGTAGACACTTATTGCCAGCAAACTAGCGCAAACGGCAATATTTCGATCAATTTTGGGACTGACAACCCGGTTTATGCGGGTTCGATCGGTCTTTTGCCGTATGTTTCTGGTGGCGGAAGCGCAACTTGGTCGGTCACGCTGGAATATTCGACCGATGGGGTGACTTGGAACACCCTAGACGACCTTGGGTCGGTGGTTGTGACCGATAACCAGTGGATCTGGACCGATATTGACCCCGGTCAGACCGTCCAATACTACCGAGTACGGGCATATAACGGCACAACGCTGGCTTTGCGTGAGTTTTTTGTGGGGGACAACTCCCGCGAGATCACGATGGCGCGTTTGAACCGTGACGACTACACAAACCTGCCAAACAAGAACTTTACGGCCAACCAGCCGTACCAGTTTTGGTTTAACAGGACGGTTCCGAACCCAGAAATCTATCTGTGGCCCGTTCCGAGCGATCCATTTGTCCAGATGACGATCTGGTACAGCAAACAGATCATGGATGTGGGTGATTTGACGGATGAACTGCAAATCCCGCAGCGCTGGTATCTGGCGGTGGTCAATATGCTGGCGCACCAGATGGCGATGGAGCTTCCCGGGGTGGATGTGAACCGGATTACTTATCTGGAAGCTCAGGCAGAAAAATCGCTGAATCTTGCGGAACAAGAAGAGCGGGACAAGTCCCCGATCTACTTTGCGCCTTCAATTGGGTGTTATACAGCATGACCGCACAAGTCTATTGGATTCGAGCCGAGCACCACTTTGACATTCTGTCGGAGGGATACATTGGCGTATCCAAAAACGCCAACAAGCGTTGGGTATATGGTCATAAGTGGGCGCATGCTAAAGATAGGCATGACAATCCCCGTCTATCAAACGCAATCACAAAGCATGGCTGGGACAATTTGATCAAGACGGTTCTTGTCGTTGCAGACGAATCTTATTGCTATGACATCGAAAGCAAGCTGCGCCCTTCCGAAGAAATTGGATGGAATTTGGCGGTAGGTGGCCGCAAGCCTCCGGTCAACAAGTCGCGTGGCCCTGACTATGTAAGCCCCCTAAAAGGCGTTCCTCGTCCGACCCCTTGGTTGATTGGCAACAAGAGACGGCCCTCAATTGAGGCTTGCATTGCAGGTGGCAAAAAAGCTAAAGGACGCAAGCAGACGCCCGAGCAGATTGCCAAGCGAGTTGCCGCCAGAAAAGCCACTCTTGCGGCACAAGGTCGGACGCGCTAATCATGCCGATCTTTCTCGACACCCTCGGGATGAGCGATCTTGCGATTGCGGTATGCGATCGGTGCAAGATGAAGCGTCCGCATGCCGTCATGAGGACAGACCCCAACTTTCCGGGGCTTCAGGTATGCGATCAGGGGTGTGCAGATCAGAAGGATCCTTATCGCCTTCCGGCGCGTAAAACTGAGAGAATTGCCCTACGTTTCCCGCGTCCTGATGTATCTGTTGCGCTAGACCCGGACAACCTCATCGCGGATGATCAAGGGGACTGGATTATCTCGACTGAGGGTAATACGGATACGCCGGAAAATAATGGCAATCTCGACGGAATTTCGGTGACACCATAATGGCAAATCAAACTATCTCCCAACTGCCAAATGCAGGCCCGATCACCGGTAATGAGTTGGTTCCGATCGTCCAAGATGGTGGAACCTACAAAACGACGGCATCGGCGCTTGCTGGGTCTCCTGTACAGACACAGACGTTCCTGACCAAAAATCAGGAGCCTACCCTTACAAACAGCCGTTACCTGTCAACTGACGCCAATCTATCAATCACGGATGGCGGTGCTCAGTCGTTCTTACGCATCGATCTTGCGGGTGCGGCAGCAAGCCTGAATGCCGCAGGAAATGGGTTTCAGGTCAAGACCGGCCTGACAACTGTTGTTCCAAGGTCGATTGCAGTATCGACCAATGGGATCACGATCACTAACGGGAGTGGCGTTTCTGGCAACCCAACGATCGCGCTTACCGGGCAGGTTTTAAGCCTCGCAAACGCCTCTGGAGCGGGCTTGGTGGCGTTGCCGAACAACGGGACTGTCACCCCACGTTCGATCGTCGGAACCGCCTCAGAGATCGATGTAGCGGACGGGAATGGTGCCGCAGGCAACCCGACGATTGGCCTTGCTGACAATCCGGTAGTTCCGGGTATTGAGGGGATTGTCGTCCCGGCAGGCACAACCGCAGAAAGAGCGGCTGTTCCTACAAATGGAACGCTTCGATACAACTCTCAAACCTCGACGTTTGAGGGATACGCAAACAATACTTGGGGATCGATCGCTGTTGGAGTTGGCGTAAGTTCTGTCGGCTTGGTGATGCCAACAGAGTTCTCTGTCACCAATTCCCCGATTACTTCGACTGGCGATCTGACGGCAGGCTGGGTCTCTCAGACAGCCAATTATGTATTTGCCGCGCCAAACGGTTCTGGCGGGACTCCGTCGTTCCGGGCGTTTGTAAATGCGGATCTGCCGGATTCTGGGGTTACTGCGAACACCTATGGATCGACAACGGCTGTTCCGGTCATCACAGTCAACGCCAAGGGCGTAGTTACCAGCGTCACCACGGCAACGATTATTGGTGGTTTGTCGTATCAAGGGGGCTGGAATGCCAGCACGAACACCCCGACTCTGACTTCTAGCGTTGGCACGAACGGTTATTACTATGTAGTTACTGTCGCTGGTTCAACGAACCTTGACGGGATTACTGACTGGCAGATTGGTGACTGGGCCATCTTTAATGGCGCTACATGGCAAAAGATCGACCAGACCAACACAGTTTCTTCGGTTAATGGCTATACAGGCGCGGTTAGCCTGACGTATAGCGATGTTGGTGCTCCGTCTACCAGTGGCACGAATGCGACCGGGACATGGGGCATCAGCATCTCCGGAAACGCGACGACAGCAACAACGGCGACAAATGTGGCCGGGGGGGCTACAGGTTCGGTTCCGTATAACTCGGCCTCTGGGACGACGACGTTCCTTGCGCTGGGATCGAGCGGGTACGTCCTGACGGCTGGAGCTTCCGCCCCGGAATACACCGCCCAGAGTTCGCTGTCGGTAGGGTCTGCGACTACTGCTACAAATGTAGCTGGCGGTAGCGCAAACCAGATTGTGTACAACACCGGAAGCGGGGCAACAAGTTTCATTACCGCACCCGTGACGACCGGACACTTCCTGAAGTGGAACGGCACGACGTTTACTTGGGATGTCGCAGGAACTGGAACGGTAACCAGTATTGATGTTTCTGGTGGAACGACGGGGCTAAGTTTCAGTGGTGGCCCGGTAACCTCCAGCGGCACGATTACGATGGCCGGAACCCTTGCTGCCGTGAATGGTGGTACGGGGATTACTGGTTATGCAGTTGGCGACATTATTTACGCCAATACAACGACATCGTTTGACAAGCTAGGTATCGGGGTTTCTGACCGGATTCTTACATCTACGGGAACCTCCCCAACATGGACCGATCCGGCTACAGTGACGGTCGGAACTGCGACAAATGCAGTCAATGTTGGAGTTGCTGCAGACAGTACGAATGCCAATTATTATCTCGGTATTTACAGCACAAACACCGGAAACCTGCCCACCAAGGTGGCATCTGGGCTAACAGCTAACCCATCCACTGGAATGATGACTGGTGGCATTTCTGGAGGAACCTTCTAAATGGCACAGACAGGCTATACCCCAATTCAGCTTTACCGGAGTTCAACTCCGGGAGCTACCCCGACCGCAGGCAACCTGACGGACGGCGAACTGGCAATCAATACTGCTGACGGTAAGCTGTTCTACAAGGACAGTGGTGGTTCTGTTCAAGTCATTGCTGGCGCGGCTGCTGGATCTAATACACAGATTCAGTACAACAGCAGCGGCGATCTTGCTGGATCTGCGAATCTGACGTTCGATGGATCGAATGTTCAGATTGGGTCTCAAGGCGATCTTAGGCTGGGGGATGCGGACAACAGCAATTATGTTGCCTTTCAAGCCCCGGCAACGGTAGCCAGTGACGTTACATGGACGCTTCCTGATGCCGATGGAACAAGTGGGCAGTTCCTGCAAACTAACGGGTCTGGAACGCTGGCGTTTGCGACGGTAGCAAGCCCCGCAGAGGCTGGCGGAGCGTTGATTGTTAATACGACGACGGTCAATCAAAACTACACGCTTCCATCGGGATCTAATGCATTCTCGGTGGGTCCGATCACTATCAGTTCTGGTTACGCGATCACCGTTACATCCGGCCAGCGCTGGGTTGTGATTTAAGGGGCAAACATGAGTTCAATTGCAGCAGGGACCACAACCGGAACCGCGCTTGTCAGCACAGGAAATACTGCTGGCAATTTGGTGTTTCAGACTAACGGTGCAACGACGGCGCTGACTCTGGGGGCAGATCAAACCGCAACCTATGCGG